AGAAACCCCTTCAATTATTGACACTGCTTGGCTTATCTCTTCAATAGGGATTGAAGGATTTACAATTGGGTTACGAAAGGTTCTTTCGTGTGCTACGGATCTGCCAAAAACATTTCTACGAAGATTGTATGCTTGAACATAATCTGTTGCTTTACCTCCACTTTCAAGAGTTTGTGCTTGAGATTCAGCAATACCTGTTACTTTTTCTATATCCCTTTTTTGTGCACTATCAGCAAATGCATCTTTTTTTTTATTTATTTTTACATCTGATCGGTCTAAATAACCAGGTGCTGCAAGATCGGCACCTAGTCCTTCTTTAACTTTTGCATGTACATCAGACCAAACAATCAAAGCTTTTTCTTTATTTGAATAGGCTTCAACACCTGAAAACTTGTTACCAGCAGCATCCGTGTAAATTGCTTCTGTTCCTTTAAATGCTTTACCAGCTTGTATATCAGTTATCTGAGCTATTGTGTTATTTAGAATAATTTCATCTTGAATACCACCACGACCAGAGCTAGAAATAAGTGCTTTAAGTGTTTTTTCCAGAGGCTCATCTGTTTCAAAAGCGTTTTCTATAATATTGGCGTCTTCACGGATAGTAGCTTGATCCCGTGCTGAGTATAGCCTTTTTATACCATAGTCAACATATTTTTGAATATCAACTTTTTTAGCTGCTTCTGTTTGATCCTTAATCATGTTTGCATGATTTATATCAGATTTAGCCTTGGCTGTTTTACTAAAATTACTGATACTATCTAATATTCTAGATTTTGCGTCAGCATCAAAATCAGATTGCTGTCTATCAATATTGATTTGTTGAGACAACGCAGTTTGTTCATTCTTTAAATTATCAATTTCAATTTCACGATTTCTTTTAATACGGTCTTGTTCTAAACCCGCATTTTCTACCATTGCTGAGCGGTCTCTTTCTTGCTGTTCTTTTTCAGCTTGAAAATTATTTTGTAATCCCCGAATCATTCGGTCACTATCCCTTTGCATTTGGGTAATGCCTTCTTTAGATAGTTGAATGGGACTAAATTGTTTTACCCTAGTAGAGGGTTGATACTTTATTCTTGCCATAATTAAAATTTAAGTTTTGTAAAGTCAACACCACTCAACTGAGAAGCAGCACCGCCAATGCCTTCTACTAAAGGTGCATAAACGTTTTGCATTGCTGGCGCAGGTACAAAACCAGGAATAGCTTTTTGACTCTTTAAGAAAATATGCTCAGGAGGTTCTTGAGGTTTAGGGTTATAAGAAAGTCTTTCAGGTTTTAACATCATACTAGCTCTGGTATTAATATCAGCATATTGCTTTTGAATACCAATGTTTTTAATATTTAATTCTGATTGACTCTTAGCACTTTCGTAGTTTCTTTTGATCATATCCATATTTTGGAGATAATCTCTGTTAGCAATATCTATTGCATTATTAATTGATTGTCCTTCTAAATCAGCACCTTCCAAAGCAAAGCGTTTGGCTGCATTAATTCTTCTACGTTCATTTTCAACATTACGTTCAGTAGCTGTTACCCCAGCTCTAATTCTTCCCATGTTAATATCAGTAGAAGCTTCAGCTCCTCTAAGACCAGTAGAAATTTTCCGAAGATTAAGACCAGTAGTCCTTTCAGCACTGCTAACAGCACCACTAATTCTTTGTAAATTAAGACCAACACCTGTTTCAGCAAGACTCATTTCTGCATTAAGTTCAGCTAGTTGAATACCAGCTTGCTTACGTTTACCAGACATTTCTGAAGACAATGCCATAAGACTACGCTGCAATGCTGCTCTACTAGATTGCCTTGCTTTAGCGGTAGATTTACCAGCTTGACCTAAAGAAGCTTGACCTTCAGCAAGTAAACCTTCTATCATAGTTGATTCTTTTTGAAAAGAACCTTGAGTAGTTAATTCCTCTATAGTATTTTGGATAGAGGCAGCACCAGTCTGTTTACGACTTTTAATACTTTTTAGCTGTGCAAATTGTTCTTGTCTATTTATATTTTGATCAGCATATGTATCCGATAAACTACCAGTTTGTTCTTCAGCAGACAAACCTGCCTCAGCATACGTTTGGCTTAAATTAGATACTTGTTCTTGAGCACTTAAAGTAGACTGATCGAGTGTAGATGCCAGCCTATTTACCAAGTCTTTTTTGTTAAGCCTTGATTCTATTATAGTTTGGCTTTTTTTTAAATCAACACTTGCTTGTTCTAAACCTCTTCTTTGAAGTTCATCTTGTAAAGCTGTTTTTGAATCTTGAATTCCAAACTGTCTTTGTAAAAAAGCATCTTGTAAAGCACGTTCTTCTGACTCAATTGCGAGTGCAGCATCCTGTGAATTTAATCCTAATTGAGCGGAGCCAATTGCTTGACTCTTTTCAAACTGCTTCATTGCAGAATTAAATTCATAATCCTGAATTTCTTTACCACGCTCCCAGTTTTCTAACGCAACTTTTTGATTAAAGTCACGCATTGCAAAATAGTTTGCTTGTTGATTTGCGTCGTACTTTTTATTATATTTATTTGTTTTTTTAGCTACTTTTTTATTATACTTTTTTTGTTTTTTTGCGTTTTTTTTAGCAGCGGAGTTACTTGATTTAGCTTCATTATGTCCCATGATGCCGCCAGCAACAGCAGTTACAGCTCCAATTGCAGCGGCAACCCAGTTCATCTCTAAACCAGAAGTAGTTAGCTGTTCGTCTAGAAGACTATTACCTTTTGGATTAAACATATTTAAGCCCTCCTATAGAAACGTGGGGAATAGTTACCTTCCCACGTCATTGATATCAACGACACAGGGTATGGAAAATTACTTGACACTTTTAATTCAAAATTAGTATTACGTTGATGGATTGGTATAGTGAAAAGATGTTCTGATGTAATAGGACTACTATCTGCTTTATAGATATTAGCATCTGTTACATATTCTACATTCTTCCACTCATCAGATCCATCTGCTTTTACTTTAAATAGCACTGGACCTGTCCTACCTACAGAGAATGTTACTCTAGAGATAGTTAATGTAGCTGTATAATCAGAGGTGTTAGGATCTTGTTTATAGTATAACTTAGGTAATGTTGTCTCAAAGTCATAGTTATAACCTACAACAATACCATCAGCATAACTAGAGTAGTCACCTTTAACTTCAAAATAGTGGTAACCTGTACCAATCTCTGTACGTTCTGTTGCCTCTAAATAGAAACCAGCATCAGCATCTACTGCTGCAGTTGTACCTACATCTGCTGTTGGTACAGTAAGAAGCATCACACCTTTAGTTTGTTGGAAGGGTGTATAAGGTACATAGATTTTAGTTACATCATTCGCTGAATCATACACCACCGCATTGACACCTACAGCAGGCTGTACGGGCCTTGTAGCCATGTCTAGGCATGTATTACCCTTAATGTCATTTGCGGTTGCTATAGCGCTTCCTGTGGGGATCTCATCTAAAACAATTTTACCTAGTGTGTACTCATCTTCATGCTGAGATATAACAAACACAGAATCATTAATAATGTCTGTTGTTTGGATAACACCAGGTAGTTGCCATTTTGTCCATGCTTGGAACAGGTTTTCTTGACCTGTATTAAAATACCTAAAAAGATAAAGGTATGATGTAGACGTATCTACAAGCATGATAAGAGAGTTTTGTGGACTAACTGTCAGTTTATCTACAGTTTCTGGGATCCACTCAAGTACAATTTTACTGATGTCAATAACAAGTGGACCTTGGTCAACATCACGTAGCTGCATAGTAAACAGCTTACTATAACCAGGAACCTTAGTAACAAACGCTGCTGTAGTACCTACATCAACAGGTGCTATATCAGGATCTACCTCATAGTTTGAAAGGTCTTTAATAACTGATGTAGTAGGTGTTAAAATGTTAGAGTCAGAAGCATATACTTGGAACTGCTGTCGATCACTAAATAGCAGTAGACCTTGTGGAGAAGGTAGAACTTCAGATAATGTAACGGGACGAATACTAGCTACATTTAAATCAATAGGATCAGATGCAGTTTGTACCGTAGCAGACTTTACAAAGAAGTTAAATGAATCATTTGCTCTGCCAAAGAATACATTATCTTCAGACAACATTCCAAATCTATTACTATAAAAGAAAGTAGATTGAATAGGAAAACCAATAAAAGATGGTATAGGACTTGTTACATCATCACCAGTTTCTCTGTCTGTATAATTAAGAGGACCAAATGTAAATGTAGTAGGACCAGTATTTGCTAACTGGTGTGGCATAGTAGATGCATTTAAACCAGGTGAAGCATTACGTGCTATAGTTTCCTGCCAATAACCTCTACCTCTTATACCATCAAAAGCTACAAACTTAACGTAGTAATCATCATCAGCAGATGCACTATTTAAAATCTGTACATTGTGACCATGGTATGATTCAACAGGTAATTTTGATACGTTTGTTACTGAGTCTTCAAATGCTTCAAGAGCTGAGTTAGTAGGACCACCTTTAGCATCAATAGTAAATGCTACTGGTGTGCCAGTTGGTGTACTGTAATCAGTTACAACTTGGTTAGCACCATTAGTACGTTTAATAACAAGACTAGTAGTGTAACCTTCTAGATACCATGAACCTGCAAAATCAGCATTACCTGCTGTGTGCTGCGCTTCAATACCAGCTTTAATTGCATCCATAAGATGATGCGAAGTATTAATATTACCAGCATCATACAACAACATGTCATCAAATGTTGTAGAATTCTGAGCAGTAGCTTGAAATGTTACACCTTGAATAATTGTTGAATAAATATAAGTAGCAAGAAGTGACGTTAGTTGTAACGTAGCCACTGAACCTGCAACAAATGTACCAGCAGGTTGCATAGCAGTTGTAACAGTTTTATTTGTAATAACTGTAACGTCCTGTACACTGCGGAAGTGATAGTCTTTCTGTGTAGTACCTGTTAAATATGAAGCTGCATTGTTAGTTACAGTACAAAAGGTACCATCAGTTGTAGTCCAGATATAAATGTTAGAACCTTTGATAGCACCAACATAAGAACCAGCTGCATCACGTTCAATGAAGAACCAAATAGCACCATCTAATTCAGCTTTAGTAAATGCAGTACCATCAGCTTTCTTTAATACATTTGTATGTTGCATCCCTGGTCTCTTCAATAGACCAAAGGTAGGATCAGGGTAACCGTTAATGCATTCTGTTACTTGTCCTAATAATTTTTTGTCATCATTTTGGCGAGACACACCACCAAGAAAATTTGGTACTAGTTGTGTGATAGCTGGCATTAGCGAATCAAAGTATGGAACGGCTGGTAGCTTTGATAGAAGTTCTTACCTTTAGGACTACCAAAGAATGTATAGTCTCCTTGGTTACACTCATATTCTAAAGCTGTAGAACGAGCAAGTGCTTCCTTCTGTTGTAGCATCTGGTATTGATTAGGATCACCAATAATTCTACTAGAGACAATAGCGGCAGACTTGGCAATAATAAATGCTTGGATAGGAGTAGGGATACTGGGCCAATCAAAGTACCAAATAACATCAACGTATAGTTTTTCGTCTGTCCAGGTAAATGAATGAGCAGTCTTATCGTAAAGTTTACCCTCACGATTGATAGCGTCTCTATCCATGTTCTGTGTATAGGTAGAATTCAAATCCATCTGAAGCATATTATTAGGAATAACTACTTCGTTATTTGAATCTGGTGTAATAGGATAATCGTATTCTTTATTGAAAGACCATCCTTCTGATTGTATTTCTCGTGACACTTCTCTTAGGGTGTTGAGTGCAATCGCAACGTCCGGGTTGGTTTGTGATTCAACTCTACTTTTAACAATTGATTGTGTCAAGATTTGACTACTAACAGTCTGGGAGATATTGATAGTATAGTTATATGTAACAGGGTCTGTAGCTGGAGTTACCTCTACACCTGCGACGGCAATAGATGTACCAACAGTTACATTGGGACCACCAATATAGGTACCGACTGGAATGTCAGCTGTTGTAGTAGTTAGAGTAGTACCAGAAATAGAACCAGTAAATTTAGAAACTTCATTTAGTACAAAAGTTTCGTCACTAGTTAATGTTGTAACAGGAGCCTGACCAACTGACGCCAGGATCTGATTAACAGCTTGTAGCTCAGTGTTGGAGCCAGTAGTAGGGAAGGCCATAATGAGTATTATTCTCAATAAAGAATTAAAA